CCAGAAGATTTAACAACATTCTTAGAAATTAGTATGGAAGACCTTATAATGGCTTTCCCTGAAAAACTGGTTGAACTACACTCAAAGATATTTGTTCCCTTGGATGAGGATGAAGATGATGTTAAAGAGAAAACAAGAAAAAATGAGGCCGTATGGGACAGCACTGGAACCGAGGAAGACCTTTGGGATTAAGCCTAAGAAAATCTTGTATGATGTGAAGAATGAAGAAGCCCTAGAGGAAATTAAAGAGTTTAAATTCAATGAACAAGACAAGAGATTTCATTAGCCCAAGTCACACAGACACAGACGTTAAATCTTGTGCATCTTGCAAATATGATCCAGTAGTTAAGAGAAGCATTGACGATGCTCCTCCTATCTGCTGGACTTGTATAAATACAGCCGTAGTGCTTGAGTTTCCTTTACCAATGTGGACACCTAAAATATGAAGACCTCTCCAATTGAAGTAACCCTTATTGATAGTTGTGGGAACGATTTAAGCGTTGTTAACGCAGCACGAGTATCCTTCCACAAAGAGGCTGCTGAGATGTCTGAGAAGGATGGTAGGCTTTTGAACTACCTTGCCAAGCATAAGCACTTCAGCCCCTTCAATCATGCCTTCCTATCCTTCAGGGTTAAGGCCCCTGTCTTTGTTGCACGGCAATTGGTTAAGCATAAGTTTCTCCCTTGGAATGAAACTTCCAGGCGCTATGTCGATGAAGAACCCGAATACTTCTTTCCAACCTTACTTCGTAAACGTAGTGAAGACAAGAAGCAGGGTAGTGAGGGTGTTGTGTATGGGTCTGACCAATGGCTTGAGGGTGCAGCATATTACGTAAAGCACTTGAACCATATGTACCAGAACATGATTGATGGTGGCGTATGTGCAGAACAAGCACGTATGTTCCTTCCACAAAATATGATGACCGAATGGATTTGGAGTGGTACTTTAGGTGCTTTTTGTGATATGCTACGTCTGCGTCTGGATGAGCACACACAAGAAGAAACAAGGCAAGTGGCCTTATTCATTGATGCGGAGATTACCCGCCTATTCCCCGCAAGTTCTGCGGCTTTAAAAGGAGAATGAAATGCAAACCTTTCGGTTTAGTCGTAGTCAAGAGGTAGAAGATGATGAGGCATACATCTTCAACATTCCTCATTCAAACTTTTCTTTTGAAACAGATATGGATGTAACCTATACTGAAGTTGTAGAGCAATTCTTGTTCTTCCTATCTTCATGCTATGGTTATCCAATTACAGTTGAGATGCTAAGTCGTGAATTCCCCAGTTTCTGATTGGACAGAGGGAAGGTTTAATAGTTTTATTGTTAGCACTTTACGTGCTGGAGTGCGAAGATTTCCTAACAAGTGGAAAGCATTAGAGGCAGCAGCACATGGTGTGGGCCTTAATGAAGCCACGGGTAGGAAGGCTAAACTCTATTTCTGTAATCATTGCTCTAAACTATTCACTGCAAAACACATACAAATAGATCACATTACTCCTGTTGTTGATCCAGTAGTTGGATTCACAACTTGGGATGATTATATTAGTAGGTTGTTTTGTGAAATTGAAAACTTACAAGCACTTTGCATCAAATGTCACAAACTAAAAACAGCAGAAGAAAAGCAGACAAGGACGGGCAAGACAGCGTTGAAGACTTCGCTGAAGCCTCGTATGCGTACTCACTCATGCACTTTGAAGAAGCCCTCAAGAGTGTCAGGTGGGGCCAGAAAGTCTGGAGTGACCTCTCCAGCGAAGCAAAAGAAAAACTTAGGGAATTTGTCAAAAAGGAAATGAAATGATTATTTGTAGCGTACAACTCATCACTGGATGTATGGTTGGTTTAGAATTCCCTGAACAAGAGGGAATTGTTTGTGTGATTGATCTAGGAATCATTCGCGTATTGTTTGAGCGTTATACACCTGAAGAAGAAGGAACACAAGAATGACGGCAACAGCAACACCTTGGTCAACCCTTGGTTACTTGGTTTATAAGCGTACCTATTCACGCCGCATTGATGAGGCTAATGTTGACTCGCGCTCAGAGGAATTTAATGAGACAGTTGAACGTGTCATCAACAGTTGTGAGAAGCAACTCAAGTGTGAGTTCACACCAATAGAGGAAGACCGTCTACGATGCTATTTGACGGGTCTTAAAGGCTCTGTGGCAGGACGTTTCTGGTGGCAGATGGGTACAGCCACAGTCGATAAACTAGGGCTCTCCAGCCTCCAGAATTGTGCCTTCACAACTGTTGACAATCCAATTCGACCTTTCACATGGGCAATGGATATGCTCATGCTTGGATCAGGTGTCGGCTATAACATTCAAAGGAAAAGTGTTGATAAACTACCACCTGTCAATAGTTCTTTCACTTGTCCTACGCGCGTCGATAGCAGTGACGCTGATTACATCGTCCCTGATAGCCGTGAAGGATGGGTTAAACTCCTGGGTAAGACGCTTAAAGCAGCGTTTCTAAGTGATAACAAATCCACCTTCACCTACAGCACAAAGATGATTCGTGGCAAGGGTGCTCCTATCAAGGGTTTTGGTGGTGTTGCATCAGGCCCTGAAGACCTTTGCTGGGGTATTGAGCAGATCAGCAAGGTGCTGGAGAAACGTGCTGGTAAGAAGGTACGTCCTATTGATGTGCTTGACGTTATGAACATCATTGGTGCTGTTGTTGTTGCTGGTAACGTGCGCCGCAGTGCCCAGATTGCAATTGGAGATGCTGACGATGTGGAATATCTACTTGCGAAACGATGGGACTTGGGCAATATTCCCTCATGGAGGGCTATGTCTAATAACTCCGTGGTCTGTGATGATATCAGTGACCTTCACGAGTTCTTCTGGGATGGTTATGAAGGTAAAGGAGAACCCTACGGTCTTATCAACCTTAAACTCTCAAGAAAAGTTGGTCGTCTGGGAGAGTCTCAATACCCTGACCCAGAAGTTCAGGGATACAACCCATGCGCTGAACAGTCACTTGCAAACTATGAAACTTGCTGCCTAGCAGAAGTATTCCTACCTAACATTTCCTCTAAAGAGGAATTTTTAGATGTATGTAAACTCCTCTATCGCATCAACAAACACTCACTACGTCTTCCTTGCCACCATGAAGAAACACAAACCATTGTTCATGCTAATATGCGTATGGGTATTGGCATCACTGGTGTTCTTCAGGCAACTGAGGAACAAAAGAGTTGGCTAAGTGACACCTATGAACGTCTACGTGAATACGATAAAACCTACAGTATGCGTCATGGTTGGCCTGAGTCAATTAAGTTGACAACTGTTAAGCCGTCAGGTACATTAAGTCTCCTACCTGGAGTTACACCGGGAGTACACCCCGGCTATGCACAATATATGATTCGGAGGGTACGAATTGCATCAAATCATCCATTGGTTGAAACTTGTCGTAATCACGGTTATGATGTTGAGTATCAGCGTAATTTTGATGGTAGTGAAGATCGTGGAACTGTTGTCGTATCCTTTCCGTTTAGTTATCCGGAAGGTACTAAACTAGCCAAGGACATGACTGCCATTGACCAACTTGAAGCAGTTAAGTGGCTACAAGAGGTGTGGAGTGATAACAGTGTCTCTTGCACTGTCTACTACCGCAAGGAGGAACTACCTGAGATTAAGAAGTATTTGAAGAAGCATTACAAGGGTTGCCACAAGAGTCTGTCATTCTTGCTGCACAGTGAACACGGGTTCCAGCAAGCACCTCTAGAGGAAATTACCAAAGAGGAGTTTGATAAGATGATTGCCAAGTCAACCCTCATCACTGCAATCTCTAGTGTTGAGATGGATGGTGGTGATGAATGTGCAACTGGTGCTTGTCCTGTTCGTTAACAAGAGATGTTTAACTTTATAGCCCTCGTAAGGGGGCTTTTTATTCTAAGGGAGAAGGTTATGGAAATTTCAGACTTAGTTGAGAATGATGATGGCAGTTGTGATATTCGCCTATCACTAAATGCTAAAGAGGCAGAAGCCCTAATCAATGTTGGTTTTAATAAACTGTTGCTGGACTTGATTGAGAAGCAAGAACTCTCAAAGGCCGTCCCAGCCCTACTACGGGAGAAAGAGAATGGATAAGAATGTGAATAGCGTCCTAGAGAAGTACATGGAACGTGCAACAGAGGGTTTTAAGAAGTATGGATGCACTACAGAGCGTGGTGACATTGATCTTCTTGGATGGCTAAAGCACCTACAAGAGGAAATGATGGATGCCACCATTTATATTGAACGTACTATGGCAGACCTTGCAAAGGCACAACGAGAGGCACAGAGCAAGGTGTTTGATAGTATGATTAAGACCTTGAAGAAGTAACAAGGATTTAACAAAACAAGAAGCCCCTTCACAGGGGCTTTTTAACTTGTCCGTGTAACGGACTTACTATATGAATATTCTTTATATTTGGAAGAAGGCTTTAGGTGATAAGGCCCACCCTGATGATGCTGTTGCAGACAAGGTTGCACTTGTCAGAACACTTATAATTATGGTTTACATCATCACCAACCTATTCATTGTTGCTGGTGTAATAAGACATTGGTGATAATATTTCTTTAATTATTTCCCACCATGTAGGCGGGGGTTCAAAAAGATCGTTAATCACAAATTCCCCGCCACCGACGTATTTGCAGACGCGCTTACATCAACTGTTGCTGTCACGCTGGTGCGGGCGTTGATACCAACAGCCGAAATGTAGTTGGCAGGAGCCGCCGAAAACACGCCTCGATTGAACGCTGAAAATTGACACCCAGAAATTGCAATGTCTGTAGACGCGCCAAACATATACACCCCGGATGAAATGGATGTGGCTGTTCCGGTGTTGTACGCCGTTACGCCAGACACCGACACCTTGGTAGACGCAGATAGCGACACGGCGCTGCCAAACGTATAAGGCGTGGTTAGCAATCCGCCAGTGATTGAAACATTAGAGCAAGACGTTAGCCTAAATCCATCGTTTGCCGATGCAAGCACGATGTTTCCGCTACACGTTAACGTGTCTGCAAAATCAGCACGAATACCGTAAAGCGTTGGGGTGTCAACCGTGTTGTTGGAAACAATAGTGTTGACACATCTGTTGCCCGCTGTTGCCGCAGTCCCGACCAAACGAATACCCGACCTGTTTGCGCCAAGGTTTTTAACGGTGTTGCCGCTAATCGTGGCTTTTGTAACGCCAAACAACGTAATACCGTCGCCGCCTGCTGTGTCAATGTAATTGTTGCCAATACGCACATCGTATTGAGGGGATGCCGTGCTGCCCTCAACCACAACCCCATCTAATCTTGGATTGATGATGGTGTTGTTGAAGATTGAATTTCCCACTCCATAACCTGTTGTATCGTAATTTCTGACGTAAATTCCGTACTGATACGCATTAGAAATGACGTTATTTATAACTAGGGTTTTTTGCCCCCGCACAAGAATTCCACCACTTCCGGTAGTTGAAGTTTCTCCAGAGACATGGTTGCCGTCAAATATCCAATACAGACAATCTTCGTGGCAATCTAAAGAATACGAAGACGAATATGCGGCACTTCTATTGCCTGCAACCAAATTACGGGCAATGGTAACAGCAATCGCTGGATAATTGCCGCCGCCTGCTACTGCGTGACGGCAATTACGAAAAGATGCCTTCTCTACCTTAAAGTCGCGTGTTGCTGTGCCGGGGTTGATGCCGTAGCCGGTCACGGTTGTGACGCCGCTAGTTCCTGCGTCGGGCGAGGTGGCGTTATAGAACGCACCACCAACAACACCGCCGCCATACACCGTGTCGGTTCTGACGCCGCAATCTTCCGTGTCGCGGGTGCTGCAATTCGTCAGTTGTACGTTTTCAGCGTACTTAATGCGGATGCCGCAATGTGCTTTGTTTACGCCGCCCATGACCACGTTTAGGCCGTCCACAATGACATTGCTGACAGTAGACACTTTCTTGACGGAAAGCCCACCCGCTGCTGTCATGGCAAAAAACACACCGTCCATTAGCACCAACGCAGTCCCGCTGGTAATTGACCTGACTTTGTGCATCGCGCCGCACTTGTCGTTGGATGTAGTCGCTGGAGGATAAACTTCGTTTGAATACACAAAAAGCATATCGTCGGCTGCAAGGCCAGACGTAGAAATCATGCTCAAGTTGACAGTGCCTTCCGCAATGTCAGCCGTGCAAGTTATTGCTGACCCAATAGTGCCTTCAATTTTTAGTGCATAAATTTGGTCGAAGGCTGTGGCAGCGGCAATGGCAGAACCGTTAAGCGTTGCGCCGTTGCCCACCAGCGTGACATTACTGTAAGAGCAAACAAGTGCGGAAGAAATCTTGTATGTTTTGCCGCGCTCAAACGACAAGACGCCGCCGCCCGCGCCACCAACATAAGTGATTGCCGCTTGAATTGCTGCGGTATCATCAGCAACACCATCACCAACAGCACCAAAATCTTTAACTGAAACACTATCATTCAGTTTAACTTTATTCTCAATTGACTTACTCATTTCTTCTTAGCCTTGTTCTTTGCAGTACGCTCACCACGTTTAGGCATTTCCTTCTTCTGCTTGTTCTCTACAGCGTAATATACTTCTTCGCCCTTCTTCTTACCGTAGGATTCTTTCATACTTTTCATCATTGGTTTATTAACTGGCATTTTAATTCCTTTACTTTTTAAGAGCACCAACAACTTGAGGCACAATCTTCTCAGCCGTGCGCCCAATAACATAACCACCTAGACCCAGTTCTACAATAGACCATAGTTTAAGTATTTCTGCATCTGAAATACCTGGAGCAGCAAAACCCATCCACCTAGCCACAATGAGAGCACCAAAGGTTAGCATCAGGATGGGCCTCCAAGACTGTGCAAGCCAACTCTCAGAGGATGCTTCAGCCTTGATGATGTCTGCCCTAGCGTTCATCTCTGCAAACTCACCCCTTTGGGCTAGTTCCATAAGTTTCAACTTAGCCTCTGCCTGTGCAGTAGGGTCAGGTATCACTTTATCTAGTACATCCCCAATGATGGGGAGGAAAGATAGTAGACTCATTTATAAACACTCCTATCTAATTCCACATGAGGGCCATCTATAAACCCCTTCCAATCCACACCACAAGTAATTGGAATCTTTAGTTCCTTAGCAACTGCTTTGATGTGGTCTGCTACTTCTTTGTACTTAGGTACATCCCAATTGGCCTTCCCATCAATGATGATGCAGAAGTCAACAGCGTGACCTGTCAGGTGTCTGCTGTTCATGGTCTTTGACTTTCCAGCCTCTACAAGCATCTTTTGCCTCTTGTGTGTACGTAGCCCTTCAGTGATGGAGAAGTCGTAAGGGGAGTCCGTTATGGCCTCGTAAAACACCTTCCGTAGGTCTTGATGCACTCCCTCAAGCCTCTCCTTGCTTAGAACACCAAATTTGTAGGTCATTTTTACTCCACAACTTGCTGAATAACACCACCAGTAACGGCTTGTTGTGATGGTGTAGAAGCCACTAAAGCCCTTAGTGTTTGTTGATTGCTTGGGCTTAGTTTTGCATAGATGGCCTGTGTAAGTTTCTCCATACTACTCTTAGGCACAACTTCTAAAAAGTCAGCCAACTTATTTGTATCTAAAGATAAATCAGCAAACTTCTTATCAAACTGTGCTTGACTACCAAACTTCAAAGCACTCAAAAAGGCTTTTGCAGCTGTAATTTTTGAATTCAACGCATTAATTCCTTCGCCAGCACTAACAACATCCTCTCCTGTATCTCTCACTCCCTTTGAAATCTCTGTTACTTTAGCCTTCCTAGAAAGGTCAGCAATAACATTCTCAACTGCTTTGATTTGACCGCCATCTAAGAAGTCAGAGAGTTTCTCAAATCTAGGTACACCTGTTGTACGTTTAATAAGTTGAGGTGCATTTTCAACAGCATTGGCAAATACACCTGCTTTTTCAGCATCAGTAAGTGGTGATCCTAGTTTCTTAATAAGTTCTTGACCAACTTCCATTCGGTTAATCTTCTGGCTATGACTTGCAAACTTATTTAAATAATCATTCCAAATGGTTGTTCCAGATGCTTTGTTAATAGAATCATCTAGTAAGGACTTTAGACGCTTTTCAACAGCAACAGCCTGTGATCCAAAACTAGCATTACTTCCCTGACGCTGAACCAAGAATGAACGAATATCATCTCCAATTTCTTTACGTACGTTGTAAAGATCAACACTGTTGATAATTCCATTTTCATCTGTGAGGTTTGCAAGTTTCCCTCGGATGCTTTGTAGGGAATTAACAAGAATTTCATTAGACTTTTCACCTGTCTTAGAAAGGCTTGTATCAATCTTATCAATCAAAGACTGAGAAGATAGAGGATAGAATCCCTCATCAGTGATGCTTTGTAGTTGCAGTTTCTTAAAATCTAGTTCTGCTTTACGTTGAGTGCTTATGTTACCAAATTCTTCAGCTACTTTCTTGTATTCTAATGCACGGTCATAGTTAGGACTATATCTTCCAGGAAATCTTGGTTGCCCAGGAATAGGCGACCAAGTGTTTGCACGTTGAGTGGCCTGTGCAACTTCTGTTGCTGCTTTACCTTCACCTTGTAAAGCACCTACAAATGATTGCTGTTTACCTGCTACGGCTTGCTCCAGCCTAGGGGCTGCTTGCCCATACACGTTTGCCTGTGCTAGTGCCTCATCACGTAGTGGAGAAGTTTCTGCTGTTCTTGTTTTTCTTGCTGCTGCTAGGTCTGCTTGAGTTCCAAAAGCACCTGTTAATGATTGTTCTCGGGCTGCTGCTTGTTCTTGTCCCCTAGTGATAAACCTTGGGGCTTCTTTTACACTACCAGCAACACGTTGTTGTTCTTTGATTAGACCAACACCTGAAGGAGTTGAAGACAATGCTTCAGCAGCAGTTGGCCTACTTCCTGAAACAATTTCACCAGCATTACGTAACTCATCAATGACCTGTGCCTTCTCAGGGCCAGCAAGTTTATCTACGAACCTCTTAAAGGCAGCATCTTTATTTTTCTCGGTGATTGGAAGTGACTGATAAAACTTCTTCAGCAATGCAGAAGACTCTATTACTCCAGGAACAGCACCGCCTAGTACAGCACCTAGACCAATTTGAGTGAGTTTATCAAAAACATACTCGTCAGGATTACCTGTAGTAGGTGTGATACCTCCATATACAGCACCAGTGGCTGCACCTTGTCCAATCTTCCCAACAATACCTGCTGTAGGGGCAGCAGTGGGCATAACTTTGTTTATAGGAGAAAGTACAGCACCCCCTAGTTGATAAAAGTCAAAGCCAGTACTACCAACACGCTCTCGCCCTTGTTTGGTTGCTTCTTCATATTGACGTATGTTCTGATTAGCCCCTTGCTTGATGCCCTGACCAAATAGTCCAGTATTTGCAAGGGCTTGATTAACACCCATCAAAGGATCAATAATTGCTCCCTTAGCAAAACGAGCAATAGGACTACCAAAACCAAAAGCCCTCTCAATCATAGAGGGAGGCTGCTGAGGGACTTGTGGTTGTTGTACAGCCATAGGTGCTGGTGCTGTGGGAACATTGTTTCCCCGTAGAACAGCAGCAATTTGAGCATCTGACATATCATCAGGAAACTCTATTGCTTCTCCGTTTACTTCAATAATCTGCGGCATAAGTTTCCTTAATTTGTAATAGGTTCTACATTACCTGTAGCAGGATTAAACCTTTTAGTAGGTGTACCCTGCCCAAAATAAGACTTAACATTCTGCGATGATCGACGGGAATCAACACGTACTTGAGTGCTTTTAATTGCAGCCTCTACAGCATCGTTATACTTTTTAAGTGCTTCTAAAGTTGCTTCAGAGTCGTTACGACCAAAAGCAGAAATAAGTGCGTTAGCAAAACGAACAACGTCCTTATCTGTTTGTACACCTTTCTCACCACTAACTTGTAAATTAACAACAGTATCAACTGTTGATTTTAAATCAGCATATAGGCGGCTTTCAGGGGTTGACTGACCCGCTGCATTTCTAATAAGGTATTTACCAATATTTACAGGATCAAGGTTTAGTTTTCTAGCCTTTGTTTTCTCGTCTGGGGTTAGTGCTGTAATGACAGGTTTTAATGCTGTTATTTGTGCTTTGCTAATATCAATAGACCTTAGATCGTCACCCTCATCTTTTTGAAGTCCTACAGGCAACACTGCGTTTGCTGCCTTCTCCTCAGCCTTTTGTTTATCTTCTGCTGCCTTAGCAGCAGACTTTTCTCTATCTGCATCTAGACGCATACTTTGAAGCATTGCCTGTGCATCTAAAGTCATTTGCTTTATTTGCATAGCAGATGCGCCAGCCATACGTGCCCTTTCTATAGTTGCTTCAGCAGCAACTTTAGCAGCCTCTACTCGTGCTTCAGCAGCATCCCTACGGGATTGAGCACCTTGAAGGGTAGCCAGAATCTTATCGGGAGAGCCAAACCTACTTACAACACCTAACACCTGTTGTTCAGTTGCATCAGGCCCTAGAGCAGCAAGCTCCTGTCTGAGTTGTTCTTCTTGTGCAATGGATAGGTTTACTTTCCTGGCATCTGCTTGAGTCTTACTTAGTGTTGCCTGTGACTGTGCAACCTCTTGATACTTTGCATACAACGCTTGTGCCGCTGGACTATCACCCATCTCATTAGCCCGTTGTGCAGCCTGTAGGAGACTCTCAGGGTCATTAAAATCAATCCCTTGAGACATTTGCTGACGTTGCCTAGCCCTCTCCATCTGAGGATCATTAACACCAAACAAACCTTGACCTAGTAAATTACCAGCCTTATACCCTAGTGTTTTGTAAGCCTCACCACTTGACATCCTACCAAAGGCTTGTGCCTGTTGGTCTAAAGCAGCCATTCGTTGTGCTGCTAGGTCTTCTGGCATTATTCCAAATAAACCACCTACAATGTTATCAGCCATTTTATATTCCTTTTAAGGGCGGTTCCAAGACAAGCCAGAGTATTGCGATGTATCCCCACCATAATATGCTGGTTGTGATGCTGGACGATAGAAATCTTGGTTTTGATAATCATTTAATTGACCTGATGTTGCCATTGCTGGCCCAAAAATACTATCTGACATCCAGTTACCTAATGGACTACCACCCATACCACCACCACCTCCAGCAGCACCATACATACCACCAGTAGCATAGTTAAGTCCGTAATTGGCAAGACCCTTCACAGCACTGCTTGCAAGTTTACCAAGGCCGCTTCTTTGCATATCTGCTTGAGCACGTAATTGGTTTGCAGCATTTTGAGCACCAAGCATACCCTCAGCACCTTGAGTTGCAGCCCTAGTACGTAACCCGCCCATTTCTAAACCAGTAGCAAGTAATCCTTGACCTAAACCTTCCACACCTTGAGCAGCAAGTAAATTAGATTTCATAGGGTCATAAGCACTAGCACCTAAACCTAATCCTTGAGTGGTAAGATCACCACCAAAGGCTACACGCTGACGACCATACAAGTCAGAATTCATAGCCATCTCAGCTTGCTGCCTTGCAAGTGCATTGTAATAGGCAGTTGCTTCAGGGTTGGCTGCTCCAATGCCTCCACCTTGTTCAACAGATAGGCCACCACGACCAGTGTTAAACAAGCCTTGATTCATCTGACTACGTGCGTAGTCTTGTCCTGGTTGTAACAGTGCTTGCTGATCTGCCATGTACTTAGCAGCAGCCTCTTGTGGAGAAGTTGCAATGTACTGAGCACCTAAGTTAGCTAAACCTAAACCTGACTGAGTGGCTGTATTAGCAAACTGTAAGCCTGTACCACTAGCAGCATTAATAGCATTTTGACTAATGGCAGATAACCTTGGGTCTAACGAATAACCAGCAGTTTCAAGCTGACCTTGAGGGTTGTACGTATATTGCGTACTACCAAAAGCATTAGTAGTACCTACAGGCTTAAACTGTACTGATGATTGATATGCTTGCCCTGCTGCTTCTTGCCGCGCAGCCTGTTTACGTAACTTCTTTTTCTTCTTTTTGCTTGAAAAGAATCCCATTATGCTTTCTCCTTAATTGTTTATTAGATACCTGTGGTCTTCATAATATAACAAAGAGCATAGTATGGTGGAAGGTTGGCGTTAGTGCCAGACACACCAGCAGAATTAATAGTCACAGTGTGTGTGTGGTTTGCTACGGTGTTTGTGATACCTAGAGTAGCAGTACCTCCAACATTTGCCTCTGTGTTGTAATCTGAGTCACCACCGCTAGTTTTTTGTCGAGCAACTGGCTGATTTGGATTAGATGCCATGTCCGCACCATTGACAGCGTTTGCCAAAATATAGTGATTATGGCTGCCTGCTGCACTAACAGAATTAGTGTGGGTGTGGCTTACAATAACAGAATCTTTAGAACCACCCGTTGCTGCTACAGCGTAAGTAGTACCTGCACCTACAACGAACCTATCACGAAGGTCTGGAGTGCTGCTAGAGCCATTACATAAGGCCCACCCAAAAGGAATAGAAGCACTAGAGCCTGACCACAACATGATGATGCCTTTAGGGAGGACATCATGCACGAAAGCTGTAGTAGCTAATTGCGTGGTATAAACACTTGAAGCAGCCGTTGGAGCAGTTGGAACACCAGTGAGTAAGGCATTATAACCTTCAATCTTAGAGTTAACAGCAGTTGCAATAGCGTTAAACTCATTATCAATTTCAGTACCCTTAACAATCTTTAAAGGATTGCCTGAAGCTAATGAATCCTTACTTGCAAAATTAGTAGCCTTTGTATATGAACTCATAATATCTTTCCATTCTTAGCTTGGATTTCAATCTTTTGAATACTTAAAGCAGAACCATTAATATCTGCTTCGTAGCCTGTTTGAATAACCTTACCTGCTCCATTAGGATATGCCACGAGAGTTTGAAGTGTAATACCATCAGCGTATGATGCTGTAGTATTATACTCTGCTATATTATAATATGAAACACTTTGCTCAGGGATTTGAGCATTTTGTGAGTAATAGTTTTCTTTGAAGTCATAACCCCACTTCATTGTTACGAACTGGTTACTTCCTCCAATAACAACTACAGACAGTTTCTTCAAAGATGAACTAACTGAAGGAGCGTCCAAGTCAGTATGATTAGTGTAGTAGCTCATACGATAAGTAGAACCATTATCTTGGTAAGTAGAATACTCACCTAAATATCCTTCTTTACCTATAAGAAGTTGTTTATTTGACGCGTAAAAGAAACTCTTAGGTGTTATACCATTCCAAGTGGTTACTCTGCTAGAGCCATCTTGAAGGAGTGCTTTGTTGTCAAAACAATAGACAACACCAAGAGAGGGTGAGGTGAGTAAATAAAAGGAATCTAAAGGACTGTAGACAGCTTTAACGTTAGCAAGGGTTTCACCACTAAGGCCAGTCATTAAGTCATTACGTACATTCTTACTTAAATCCCTGAACGGAGCAGACTTCTCTTGAATGGTACGTAAGACACTTCTAACACCAGTATCAGACAAGAAGATAAGATCACTACCAGTGTTTTGAATAGAATCCCTAGCGATACAACCAATACCTGTAATAGTATCAGATAAAGTCATAGTTGATGGGTTGGTAGCACCAGAGTATACTAGGATGTTGTTCCTACCAAAGATGAATAAGAAGCCATTATGAGCACCTAAGCCTGTAATGACATCGCCACCATTAGGCCAAACTTGGTCTACGTTTAAACTACCTGATGAACCTGCTCCCCACTTGTGGCCTGAAAGAATGTCACTCCAGAAGATAGTAGTTTTGTTAGTTGCTGAATCTGTAGCCCAAATACGACCATAGGCTGAGATTGCTACGTTAGCATTAGGAGGAGTTCCAGTTGAGCCTGATTTCTCAACAAGCCTACGATAGGTTGTAGTGCTAACAGAAGGATCAAACACTAAAGGATCATGTCCTAATTGGAACAAGTATAGATGGTCAGCTAATGAAATCATTTGCCAGTTACTATCAGTGATCGTAGGGGCTGTTCCACCTCCACCATAGGTAAGGGTGTTTAAGACACCACCAGAGTACAAGAATAAGTTGTTATTACCTGCAACAATAACATAAGACGCAGCAGTGGTTGTAACTACCTCACCAATAGACTTGATAGAGTTAGCACCTAATGTAGCGTTGGTAGTATTGAGAGGGTTCCATCCTTTACGAGCACCTACACGACCATACTTGTCAATAACACAGTTGATGGCCTCAAGAGCAAATCCAGAAGCTAAGTCAAGAGATGAATCTTGAGTGTTCAGTCCGTAGAAGCCTGGAGCAGTAATACTAAAAGTTTGTATTTGCTGGGCCATTACACAGCATCCCAAGAATCTTCTTCAGGGTAACGGCTAGCCTCAATTGCAATGTAATCTGCAAGCACTTGACGATATAGAGAATACATTTCTGAAGACTGCGTACCACCATCTTCACCACGTTCAACAAGTGCCTTAGCAGTAGCCAAGTGAATAACAGGCTCTGAGGGAACAAGCATGATGCTTGAATCTGTACTTAGTGATGCTTGTGGTTTATAGATGTTAAAGTAGATTGAGTAAGCATTATCTGGAACAGGGTATAGATCAACAGCAGTGTCACCGTTGTTGTCAATACCGTTGAAGTTGTAATAGGCAGGAACACCTGTGTTAGGTGTAGGGGTGCTGATGAACAGTTTAGTCATCTCAACAGTTGGAAGGGCATCTAGGTGCTGACCATTGGTTACGTCATAAACCTCTATTAGCTTAAACCTAGCACCTGAGCCAATCAAGGTGTAGTTAAAGACACCAGCAGTAGTGGTTGCTGTAAGAGTGTCAGTCAATGCGTTCCAGTTGTAAGAATCTTCTACTTGTCTTTTAGCATCATTGATAAACCTACCAACAATCTTAGATAATACATTCTCATTAACAGTAGATACTTCAGGCTCACGCATACGTACAAGCACATCGTTAACTAACTCAAGAAATGTTGGTAGTGCCATTATATATGTTCCTTATACTTATCTTTTAAACAAAAAGAATAATGCAATTGATGTGACACAAACAATTGGTAACACAAGATTCCAGAAGAAGTTATGTGCGTTCCAAACGGCAGGGTCTAGTGCGTTCCACCAACGTAGGTTCTCACGTTTGCCATTACCAAACCAAGCAATCCAGCGGTACTCAGCTTGGGCCTGTTCGCGCCCGATCCAGAGCGCAGCGCACACCGCAGCACCGGCCCACCAGTTGCCGGTGATAAAGCCAATGACTGCTTGGAGGCAGAGGCTGATGAGAAGGTGTTCGAGGTTGTCCATCAAATCAACCAATACGCCAATTCGTGCCGTCGCTATACACAGGCACTTGATTGGCCCCGCCCGCCGCAACAATAGAGGCAAACGTGGTGGCATTGGCATCTGTAACGAACGCCCTAGCGCCCGCTCCGGCAGTAGCTGCCGCAGTCAACCCCGAGACAGTCACGCCATGTGTTCTGACGTTAAACGCATGGACAAAAGACCAACGCTCTGTTGTGGTTCCAAGGGTTTGTGCGTTGTCAGTAACGGGACGCCAGTTTCCAGCAGCACTCATACGGATACGTTCACCATAAGTTGAGCCATTGTTACCGTAAAGACCGATACCCAACAAGCCTACCGTGCCTTCCGCAATAAAAGCCAAAGCAGCATTTACAGTATTTGGTGCGGATGCATCGTTTTGTCTGCATCGAAGTTGAGCAACCAACTCGCCGTTACTTAGTATTGTGTCCCTCTGGTCTAGTGTCAATGACCTATTTGCACCAGACATATCTGCTCTTAAGTCAAAATCATCCTCATAACGAACAATCAACTCGCCAACGTTATCTTTTCCAAGCACATTACCCATAAACCTAGTCGCTGTTGACGAGGTTATGTCATACCAATTTCCGTTGGCCGTCTGGATTGAATTGTTAACAACCAATGTCTCAAGAGTATTTGTTACGGATATGGATAGCCCTGTATAAGCGGGACAAAGAATGTTGTTGCTAGATATAACAACGCCTGATCCATAAGTGTTAACAACAATCAAAGGCCCGTAGGAATTTGTTTCAGCACCAACGCCAACAATGGTGTTACCAGAAATTGATAAGTTATCGTCTGCTTCAGCTAAGGCCCAAAATGCACCTATTTGATTTTGATATTTGCAACGTATAAGGGTGTTGCCAGATACAGTAACATTTCCGCCTCTTACAATATCAATAGCACGTTGCAAGTTAGAAATATAAGCTGCAAGGTCGTTGGTTAACGTGTTACCGGACACAGTGACATTGTTAGCTTGAATCTTAATTCCTCTTCGAGTCCATCCGCTAAGGCTGTTGCCAGTAATGTTTGCTGGTAAATCATAAAAATTTACCTCATCATAGCTAATAACGACGATTGAATCGCCTTCCTCGCCTTCAACGTCAATGATGTTGTTGTTTGCAATAAGAACAGGCTTGACACAATCTTGGTCAGACTCAACAATAATTCCCCGTTGCATACCAATACCGTCCCCAGGCGTTCCATTACCAACGCCTTGAAGGTTTTCAATGGTATTGTTACAAACCACCCCACCACCATCTTTGCCAAAAAAACTAAGTCGAATTGCAACGCCGCCCCAATTTGCAAAGCCATTAAGATTTTTGATATTGCAATTTGAAACAAGCGGGTTTGCACCAGTCACGAATATAGCGTAACCAATGTAATTAGCACCATCAACATTTAGGTGAGTTTTAGAGTCAGCGCCGCTGATAGTGATAAGTTTTTTGACTTGTGAAGTAGCGGTCAAGATTCCCGGCCCACACAAAGTGCGGTTTGCAACCGCGCTGGTAAGCACAGGGGTTCCGTCTAGTAGAGAATCCACAACACGATATGACCCTTGCGGGAAATAAATTTGTGTGGCTGTTGTATTTAGTGCTGCTTGGATTGCAGCGGTGTCATTTGTCACCCCGTCACCCACCGCCCCAAAATCCTTCACGCTCACCGACTCGCGCAACTTGGCCTGAACAGTAGTGGCAATTGCTCCAGTACCTGCTGGAAGATAGTTAACAGCATCAGCAGAAGTAGTACCTACAGAGAAAGGCTGTGCAATGATGATTTCTACTTCATCGCTTAAAGTAAGGCCTGAAGCAAAAGTAATAGAGGTAGAACTAGTCTCAATGTAGTCAACACCTGAGATTACTTTGAAGCCGTTAACATACACTTGAATAGTGTTGTTGTTTAACGTGTAAGCAGGGGTAGTTACAACAGTCTGTCCAGCAGTTGCTGTGACGACACTACGTACGTTAACACCACTGAAGAAGGTTTGCTGCCATGCAACACCAGACCATACAAACATCTGGTTTGATACTGAATTCCAGTAAAGAGCACCAGAGATTAAAGCATCCCCATCGTTATCCAACGTAGGTGCTACTGTTTTGGAGCCTAAGTAACGATCATCGAAGGAGTCGTATAAAGCAGCAGTGGCTGAAGCAGCAGCAGTGGTCGTAGCGGTGTCAGCTACGATGCTATTAGTTAAAGACGTAATAAAGTTAATTTCACTATCTGTAGTGGCATCTCCACCACCCCCCTCACCACGCCAGATTGTCATATTATTCCTTATTTATCTGCTTTGTTATCTAGACGATCAAATATCTTAGACAGATATTCTTTGATTTCGTAAATATCTCTACGATAGTCCTCTTTCATAACATAGTCTTTTGGCATTTCCTCACGCAACTTGGCAAGGTCTTGTTTTAATTCTTTAACTGCGTTCCATAACTCTCTGGCAAACCATCCAGTAACACCAGATATAAATACTAACGCACTATTTATTAGTTGTTGCGTTTCCAAGATCATGCACCTAGTGTTTCAAACTTCTTCCTCTTTGGCTTTTCTTCTACGACAACCACTTCTTCTTCAACCACTTCTTCATATTCTGAATGAACACGCATACCAGCAATGTCATGTTCTACTGTGAACTCGTAAACTTCACCAGTTGCAAGGGATTTAAATTTAGCCATATTTCACCTCTAAAAAATAAAGGTTCTCACCTTTCACCCAAAGGCTACTAAGTGAGAACCTGACTAAACTTAGGCTGGAACTGCTAGAGCAACAGCAGAATAATCACGTAGTTCTGCAACACCATAAAGAGTGTCAGCAGTAAAGAGACTACCTAAATATTCTTGCTTGTACTGAGTCTGGGTACGTACTTCCTTTTGAGTGGCAAGTACACCAAAGTCACGATGACCTAGTAGGCAAATACGGCAAGCAGTTGAACCAGAGGTGGTATCAGCATTGTTGGTAACGAATACGGGAACTCCGTACACATTACCAACTTCACCGTTACGGATGGTATTAGAACCACCAGTTTCACCAACAAAAGCCTGTTCAGTGAAACGTGCAATACCCAGTAGGGTGTTACGGGTTGAAGGAGGAACAACCAGGAAACGACCGTCCATAGGTACATCATTGTCATCTAGACGCTGAATTGAACGGCGAATGGCGGCATCAGTTAGAGCACCAAGACCAGTGTTAGCACCAGCAACATAAGCAGTAGTACCATCAGTACCTGAAAAAGCACCGCTATATGCTGTGGTGTTAGTACCACCTTGAACCTGACGGCCAAGTGCAATTAGGCTGGAGTCAACCTGACGGGCAAGTGCATAACCAGCATCATCAGTGTAAAACTGACGCATAGAGGTTAGTGCTTGAGTCTCAACGATGTCTTCAATAAGAATTGAATACTCAAAGTGAAGGTTGAGTGAAACCTGAACTTCAGTTGCAGTATCAGTTACTAGGGTAACTTGTGCTTGTGTTCCCTTAGCAGTTGCAGAGCCTCGACCTGGTTTTGGAATGTTGAGGGTATCACCCTTCTTACCAACCATGTTGATTTTCTTAATAAGATTTGCAAGAACAAGATTACGCTTGTATGTTGCAACAACTTCGTCACTCCAAATTTGTGGAATGAATTTATCAGCAGTCGTAACTGTCTGATGGTTTGAACCTAAAGCCATATTATATTCTCCTAAAAAGTTTTATTTAACTCGACCCTCGTTATAAGCCTTGATGATTTCATCACCTAGTTGCTCATAGCGATCTGGGTCTGTCATACGTAAGCGGATAAGATCAGCACGGCGATATGTCTTCTTTGAGGTTTCACCTGATCCACCAACATCCACGCCAGCAGCCTTTAGAGCCTTTGTACGCGATTGTTTTCCAGCATCTGACACTTCCTTTGACCTGACACCTTTAATCTGCTTATAGGTCGATAGAAGCTCATCTGCCGTTTCAAAATTGTAATTAGTATCTGCATCTTCATACATACGCATACGTACTGGTGATGCATTTACCCAAGCAATAAAATCCCCATCTTGAACAATATTCCCAAAGTCAGGATGCTTGTTAGTAAGCTGACTCTGAAGGTTCATCTGCCTCATTTGTTGTGAGGCTTGCTTTGCCGCTTTAATGTCTGGATGGTTCTCTAAAGCATTTTGAATGGCTTTTTGAGGGTTCTCAAAGAAATCAATATCTGTTTCTTCTTGTGCAGGTTTTACTTGTTTCTGCGAGAGTTGTTGTTTCAACAATTCATCAGCAAGTTTACGAACTTCACCAACCTCTTGTGCTTGCCTACCAATAAGCTGTTCAGCCTCTTGGTGCATCTTCACAATGTCTTCTAGGTTTTTGCCCCGATACTTGTCGGGAACCTTAGAGACTACGGGTTGTTCTGATTCTTCAAATTCATCATCTTCAGAATCTAGTTCATCAACTTCTTCTGTCTGTTGATCCAATTCGTCATCATTTTCAATAAAAGCCATGCTACACCTTTCTCCTGCCCTTACGGGTTTTAGGAGTATCGCCCTTACGGGCTTATTACAAAATAAAAGAAAACAATCGGACTATTAGTTCCCCGATTCTGCGTTTTTCTTTCTCTCTTGACTGAGTTTCTCAGCCCTAACCCTTGCCCACTTATCTGCTGCCCCAGGAAAACTTCCAGTAATCCCTTCAAGTTTGATAGTTGGACAAGAAATTATTCTTTTTGCTTCTTCACCACAAATCTTGCAAGGAACTACCCTATCTTCTGAGTTAACAAAGGATTCAAACATATGGAAGTCTTCACACATAAAGTCATAAAAACCCCTCATTCGTCTTCTCCGTTTAACTGGTTGTAGGATTCCTCACAAATTTTCTTGCGAGTAAGAATCAAAGTGAGTATGTCTAGTTGTCCTTTTTTGAAGAATAAATCTTCAGCATTTAAAGTATTAGACACACTATCAACAGTTTCTCGTAGATTTTCCATATCTTCTACAAAGAATTTCCATCCTTCAGTAGCAATCATAGAAAATGTTTCTTCGTAATACTTCTGTAGTTCCTTGTCCATTATGGGGAAACTCCTTTATTGTTATACTTATTATACTACATATTATAGTAGTATGTCAATAGGTTATTGAAATATATTAACTATTAAGGATATACGATTGGGTCTTTATACAAGATTTGCCATGCTGTACCTGTATACCACTTTAATACGTAAGTTTGTGACTGTACTGGTAATGAGATGTTGTATTCACCAAAACCAGCGTTTAATGTTATCTGCCTTCCAATGGTTGCTGCTGATCCAGTGATGTTATAAACACCATTAGACAGCGTTATATTTCTAGTTACAGTTAAAGAACAATCGCTTCCTGTAATTACAAAAGAAGCTGGAGATGCTACAAGGTTTAGAGTTCTAGCAAGTGTTGCAGCACTTCCTGTTAAAGTGTAACTGCCGTTTTGAAGATTTAGATTCCTAGAAACTACTAAACTAGCAGCAGCACCCGTTAGGTTATAAGAACCACTATTTGCATCTAGTACAGGTACAAAACTAACTGGTGTATAAGTTAGAGTAGCATCTACACCTGTAATGGTGTAGGAACCAGAAGCACTATTTAATACGCTTGCTGCTGATAGAGTTGCAGCAAACCCTGTAAGTGAATAAGAAGCAGGAGAACTGTTTAATACTTTTGTTGCTACTAATATTGCAGGAGAACCTGTAATGGCATAAGAACTAGAAGCACTGTTTAATATCTTCCCTGTTGAAAGTGTTGCAGGGAAACCAGTAACAGAATAACTACCTGAACCTAATAAAAGATTTCTAGTTAATGCTAATGTAGCGGGGAAACCACTTACTAAGTAAGAACCACTTCCAGCATCTAATGTAAGAGCACCACCAATGGGAGCAGCAGGTATTTGTAACTCTGTAAAAGATACCTGAATATTGATTGCATAAAGGTAATCAGATAAAAGTACTACTCCCGCAGGGCCATTATCCCATGTATCAGAGCCTCCCCTTATACCTCTTGGGAGGTCAATATTAGGCTGCTTAACCATTTAAATTACCCGTGCAGGATTTTAGACATACCTAAAATAGTGCCTGTAGAGGTAGTAGAACAGGTCATTAAAAGCATTAAGCAAGAATCATTAGAAATTTCAGGAAAACCAAGTATTGCCCAATCAAAGTTTTCTGTTTTATTAAGAAGGGGAATTGAAACACTGGTACGTGCCCTAGTTGCTGTAATACCAAAGTTACCCGCAGTACCTGTAGTTGCAGATAAAGTGACACTGTTAACTGATCTGATAAATCTACCAGCAACAGCAGGAATAAGAGGGTAGAGTCGACCTGCCCTTGGTGTTGCACCTAATGCAAAGGCTGTTAAGTTACCTGTAGAGGCATCATCATACGTTACAGCAACCGTGGCATTAACACCTGTAGCACCCAGAGCAGTATAGATTTCTAGCCACCACTGTACTTCATCATAGTTGGTATCTCCAATACGAGCAGCAGAAGGAGCAGTTGTTACAAGGCTAAGAGCACCTTGTGCTGTAGTGACAGTACCAGATAGGCCACCCATATGAACAAGACGATCATGTACTTCCACATTGGTAGGGCTAATACTTCCTTGTAAGGCCATAAAACCTAAATAACTTGTAGCTGGTGCTGTTTGATTAACTAGACCAAAAGAACCTGTTAAAGCACTTGTACACACAGCAGCCGTTGTTGGAATAGCCCCTGCACCTGGAGTTCCTGCTGATTGCCACAAACTAAAAACCTGTCCTGCAACAGCGTTGGCTAAAGATGCTTTATTAATAACTTGTCTATCTGTGTTATTACCCATAGCACTAATAAGTTGGTCACGAGTAATAATTGTCATTCTGCTAACTCCAAATAAATAGCATCAAAACCGCCGTTGTCACCTAAAATATAAGCAACCTGTCCAATACCATCTGTAATTAAATCAGTAATTACATACGTATCTGGAAAAGAAATAGCAAAAGGATAAAGAATCCTTACTGTATCAGAAACATTAAACATAGAAATTCCTTTATATCAACTGCTTACAAAACGTAAACGTAAGTCAGCATAATTTGTAATACTATCTGCTTCAGCACCTGACAAAGTGAATGTGTAGGTTTGAAATGAAGTTGTTATTGAAGGAGTATTAGTTGCTATAACAGTTGTACCTTGTATAAGGCTCACTGTTAAAGTTCCTGTACCCTTAGCCCGATAACGAATAATATGTCCTGTGGATACAGCAGGATCACTAACAGTTGACAAACTTACTTCAGCAGTTGACGCTGACGATGTTGTAATAAAATCAGCATCATTTGGGGACACTTCATCCAACATGGCAAACAAATCAGTACCAGTAGAAGGAGCCCAAGTACCCGTTGTAATATCTAAAGTGGGCCTTAATAGTTGTACTGTCGCAGTATTTAGCCACAGACTTGACTTGGCGGGGCTTGGTTGAAATATCTGCCAAGGGTCATTTGATAGGGCCACCAGTTCAGCGTTTGAAATCGACGCTGTGCTGGCGCACGACAGCATTTGCTGGTGTGGATTGGACTCTGAAAGACCCTGTGAGCCAAAAAACGAAGTGGCGGTGAAGTTTGGCGCAGCAGTCCAAGTGCCTGTTACCAGTTTGCCGTTTAACGCAAACGATACTATTCCAGTACCCCCATCAACAACTCTTGGCTCAATGCAAAACGCAACGGTATTGGTTTCGTTAAATTTTACATCGCCAGCCGTTCCAACAATTAAATTGCTGACGGTAGTGGCATCAATTTGGAGCGCATAAGAAGGCGAGACTTTTACATACAGCCCACCCGCCGCAGAACTCGCAATAAACAAAGGTACACGGTTGGCTGCAAGCGTCGGCCTAAATACAATCAGCCCACTTACAGGTTTGCTTTGTGTAAATTTACAAGTTGTATTGCCTAGTTGGATGGTGCTGGTAAGCGTAGACCCAAGATCGTATGCTTTACCGCCTTGATTGGCTCCACCATATCC